CTCTTTATTTAAACAATAACCAACTTGCAAATTGTTTCCGAAATTGTTATGTAATAAATTTTCAAATGGACTTTGTATTTTGTATTCGCCACCATCAAATGGATAATTTTCTTTTGCGTTTCCGTAACCGTGAGCTGTTAAATTAGCAGGATTTTCAAGGAAATATTTATTTATAAAACTTTCGCTATCTTGATATTTAAACTCTATTAATTTATAAAGTTTTAACCTTTCAATTTCAATGCTTGTTACATCAGTAAATTTTGTTATATCTATTACTGCACCTTTTTTATACCAATCATTTAATGGTTCAAATGTAAATACGTTTTTTGCTTTTGAATATACAGTCATATTAAACTCGTTGCATATTCCTGTAATAAAATCAGATATTTTCATATCTGGAGCAAGTCCTTGTAAATCCGTAAACGAAGTTGTTGTAACGTTATTTGTATAAAATGTTGTTTCGGCTTTATAACTATTCCATTCATTAACACCTACAAAATATTGAGACCAATATTCATATTCTAAAGTGTAAATAAACCTAAATGTAAGCGTCTGCGCTGATTCGCTACGAAGTTTAAAAGTATAAAATACGTTGTTGTTTGGTGTTTGTTCTAAATTAATTAAAGTATAATCTAAACCAAGTGCCGGAGTAACTGTTAACGTTTGTACATAAACTCCATTTTTATAAACGTCTAACCAACAATTTGTAAGCACAGGGGACGCACCATCATAAAAAATATTTAAAGAATGTGAAACTGTTCCGTATGTGTTTGGTGTTCCTGTAAATACGTTTGCACCACCATAAAACGGAGTTACATAAATTGTGTTAAATGTATTATTTGTTGTATTAAATGAAGTATAAGGGTTTGGAACAGGTGTTGTTGCAGGTGGTGTTGTAACTAAAAAAGTTTCTGTAAAAGTTGAACCTGAAATTGTAAAAGTAACGTTTGCGGGTTGTGTAATAAAAAGAAACTTTTCTTTATTCTTATAATATAAAAATGCTTTTCTAAACATATCTGAAGTTAGAAAAATTCCATTAAAAGTTATTCCATATTCTGCTTCAATTAAATCAAAAATACTTGCAACTCTAACCGCAGGAAACAATTCTTGGTATTCTATTTCACCTGCATTATCGCCTATGTTATCCGAATTATTTGTTGGATATTCAAACCATTCAGGACAATTATCTTGTGGTAAAGGAACACTTCCAGAAAATTGCCAAATTCTTTTTGAACTTATTAATGGGTATCTAACATCGTAATCTGTTGTTGAACTGTCTATTGTAACACGGTCGTAAACTTCTTGGTTTATATAGTCGTGGTTTAAACTTGTGTGGTCTAATTGGCTTAATTTGTCTTCATTAAAGAAGTCTTTTAAACTTACTCCTGCTCCGTAAAATGTTACTGAATAACTATCTGCACTTCCGTTTTTTAGGTTCGTCTTTTCGAGCTGAATTTTACCACGTCTAAACAACACCGTGTCAACTTCTATATAAGCGTTGTATCGTTTTTGATAGTCAATAGTTGCGTTTACATCGTTTTGGTAAAAGTGCTGAAATATTGCGTTGTTTGTAGGTGAACAAGGAATTGTAAAACCTTGTGAATAGTCTGTAAATATTTTACTTATATCCGAAATATTTTGAATGGTTGAACTTACGGAAATCTTCTCATCGTTAAATAATTCTAAACGTGAAAATTCTAACTCGGTCTGTGCTAAAGCCGTTTCTATAAATATTGCTACTTGCCTTTTCATTAAATAACTGAATTAATAACATCAAATGCAAACTCAAATTCTAAACTATAATTTATTTGTTTCGTGTTTATATGCTTAAACAACTCCGTGCTTTTACTATTAATCTTTGCAGGTTTATCGTCAATCAGTATTCGTTCGCTTAACATTATTTGTTTTAAAACTTCTTTCCAAGTTTCGTAAACCCAACCTGTGTTAACTTTAACACTTTTTTTGCCGTTAGCGTTAAATACTTTTCTTTGTCCTTCCTTTACGTTGTAGCTAAAACTATTTGTTTGCATCAAATTGTATTCCGTGTTTTCAACACTAAAATTGTCGTTACTTGCCTTAAAGAAAAACTCTCGTTGCCAAGCTCCATACTTGTTTACAAAGTCAATTATAACAGGTGTATATTTGCATTCTTCAAGCGGATAAAAATACCAAGTCGCTTGTACTGCTGAAGCTCCGTTTAAAATTTCTACTTTGTTTCCTTCGTTTACGTTTGCAGTTCTTACTCGTGGAATATCAAATGTCGAACTTGCTACTGCTAAAGTTGTTACTACTGCGGTGCTTAAATTTGTGTAACGTGCTGTAAAACTTGCGCCTGTTGTTACTCTTATTTTTCCTGCGTCTGAAGTCGGGTTGTAGTAATAATTTCCTGCGTCAAGTCCGTAGTTTCCATTGTCAAAATTAAATCCTTGTTCGTAATATGAATAACCATCAAATGCTATGTAATCAATTGTATTTAAAAGAGTATAAGTCAAACCTACTAACTTATAACGTTTAACCCTTACGTTTACTCGTTCATTTGTTGGGTTAGTTGCCGCAGCGTTTCCACCTGCTGAACAACTTGTAAATCTTATGTATTCACGAATGTATGGTGATATGTCGTAAAGTGTTTCAACGTTGTTTGACGCTGGTATTAATTTACTCAACGTATATTGTGGACTTCCTAAAAAAGAACCATTTGCTAAAAACAATTCTAATTTTGAGCCATTTTGCCCTGTTTCTGCAATCCTAATTAAATACGGTGAACGTGCAAATATATTAGCCATTATTTCTTTTCGTTTTTAAATTGTGTGTCTTTAAATAAATTCATTGCGTCTAACCCAAACTTTTCAATAAGTTCATCAGGCAATCTTTTAAACGCAGCTTCAAATGGTTTGGTAAAAAATAAACTCGGTTTTATTCCTTGTGCAAATATTCTTTTCTGCAACCAAAAACCCAAACTTTTATAACCGCCCTTTGCAAATGTTCCATCTGCATTTCTAAATCTTATATTCTTTTTTTGCGCCCATTTACTCAAAGGTTCAACAGGTGGCATTTTACTTTTAAAACTAAACGGACTATTCGGAGCTTTTTGTTTTCCGTTTTTTACTAAACTTGGTTTTGCTCCCTTAACTCCTTTGTCTTGAAATTGTCCGTATTGGTTCATTTCAAACTCTATGCTTAACGAATTAGGCATCGCCTTAACATTTCCTTTTAAACTTTCGTAAAGTCCTTTAGAAACGTTTTTTTTGCTTCGTGTTAAATTAGTACGTGCTTCTTTAATAACGTAATCACGAAATCTCTCAAGTTCTTTTTGTACTTCGCTCTGTTTCATTTTAACAAATAGTCATTTCGTTTGGTGTTACTACATCAAAAGTCATAGTCCAACCTGCCATATAATTCTCAAAACGTTCTGTAAATGGTTCTAAATTTGCCGTGCCTTCAACCATAAATAAGTCGTATGCTAAACTTCCGTGTTTTATTATTTCGTACGCTCTATTTAATACTGCGTGTTGTGTATTCAATACATCAATTTCGTTGTCGTTACCTAAAAAAATATCGGTTGTTGCGCTCTTGGACAAATCAACAACATCCATTGCTATTAAACTAATATTCCAAGTTGTTGTGCGTTCGTCTAACGTGCAGTTGTTAACCATTATATGTAATAAAGGAAATATCGTTTGTTTACTTAAATCTACTTTAAATATGTCGCCTTGTGTTACCGTGTTAACAATAACGTCTGCGTCAAAGTGTGTTTTTAATTTGTCTAATAAGTTGTAATAACCTGTCATCGTTTTAGTTTATTAAGTTGGCGTTGTTCAATTTCTTGCTTTTGTTTTTCGAAGGTAAGATAGGTGAGACATTGAGTAAGTCTATATCCGGTGACTGTGTCAAATCTTGTAATGTCTCCTTGAGCGAGTGCATAAATTGATTGATACCAACCCCATTGTTTTCCAAATTGAGCTTGTTCGCTAAACTCGTTTCCGTCTTCTTGTTCGTTTTTATCTGCCGTTCCAAATAAGTAAGCGTAGCTGTCAATAATTCGCTTCCTAAATTCCAAAAAAAAACACTTGAACTTATTGCTATGTCTACCGGCGTAAACTTCATTAACTCGTGCATTTCTTCCATTGGTTTGTAATCAACTATTTCGTACTTGTCTTTGAACTTCATTTTTATAGGTCGGTACATTACAGCCATTGCTTTGTGATAATCTTCCCACTTTTGCAAGTTGTTCTCAAGGTCTACGTATTCGCCAAAACTTATTTCTTCAAGGTTTGTAATAAAGCCAAATTCTTGTGTTCCTATTTTGAACGTTGGTTGAAACTTCGGCTTTTCGCTAAACAACTTTGTAAAGTGTGTTATTAATTCGTTTAAACTTGTTAGCTTCATTTTCACGATGTCCTTTAATTCTATACCGCAGAATATTTGCACCATTTTTTGTGCAATAAATTCTTCGTCATTGCTTCCTTGCTGAACCTTTAAAAATTCTTGGTAGCTTTTTAACGGTATTTCGTTTAAACTTGTTGGAACATTTATTTCTAACTTCATATCTTAATAATTAATTATTCGTGTTTTTGTTGTGTTCGTTTTTTTGTATGTAATCGTAAGCTTGTTTTAGCATATTAATATCTCGGATGTCACGTAAATAAATACGAATCTTTACACCTTTTTTTTGGTATATGTAAATTTGTACCGCTTGCATCATTACTTCTAAATCGTTCATCGTATAAAATATAAACCTTTTGTTGGATTGTCTAATTGATATGCTACTGCGTAACGCAAAGCATCAATGCAATGATTGTGCGCATCTTGTGGTGTTTTTGACTTTTTTTCCAACCAACAATAGTTGTTTAGTTCTTTGATTAAATCAATACTGTCTTCACTTATTATTAAGTCGTAATCCTGTAGTAGACTAATTCCATATATCACAGAATCCGCACCTTTGATTGTAGGGACTACATTATTTCCAAGTGCGTTTAATTCGCTTATAAGTCTTGGTTCTGAATTATCACCAACTATTAAATCTTTGTTTGCAAACTCTGAATTTAACCTTGCTATTTGGCTTGTCGTTAACGCTTGTTTGTAATATAGCAACTTAACGTAAATGATTTTGTTTGTCTTGTCTATGTTTGTCTTAACTAACGTTGTAGGGTCTGCGCTAAATCCGTAATCTTGACCGTACACACTTACTCCAACTTCTTTAAAGTCTCCTATTTTCCAATTGGTAAATATAACTCCTTCAGCTTTGTCTAACCAACCACCAAGTATTGTGTGTTTGTATTTTTCAGGTCTTCGTTCCTTGATGTATTCAACCTGTTTTAAAAAAGACTCGGATAGGTTTTCGATATTATCCAAGTACGTTGTGTGTATGTAGGTAGTATCGTTTTTTATTAGTGTTGCTCCTTGCTCTATTCCTTTACTCTCAAAGAACTTATCGTAAATAAAATGTTCTTTTGTCGTAGGGTTTAAAATTAGAATAACTCGGTTTTGTTTTGTCTTGTGCCTTATTGATAAATCTATTTTATCGAAGGTATCTTCGTCTGTTAATTCTTCAGCTTCGTCAAGTACCCACGTTGTAACTCCTTGTAAAGATTTTAAATTTGCCGTTTGTGTTCCAGAACTTGTCTTTATTCCTTTGAATATTATTTTGCTTCCTGTTACTATATTTATTATTTCGTCTTTTGTTACAACAAATTGGTCTTCCATTTGCATTAACTCAATCTTTTCTATAAACTCCGGTATAATCGAAATGGATGCTGAAACTAAAGTGTAACGTGTGAACAATACA